TCGCAGAGAATTCTCTGGCTTACTGGCTGAATGGCCTGTGCGATCCATGTGGTGGTACCGGAGTGGCGGAGGCGCGCGCATGCAAGTGCTGCGCCGGATCAGGCAAGGCCCCGCTGGTGATGGCGGCTGGGTTTGTCCGTGAACACACGCTGAACATGGTGAGCGAGTTGCACAGCATCGCCGATAGCCATGCGACCCGCGCCGGTGCCAAGCTGCGCGCGCTAGCGAACTGATGGGAATGAAAAAATGCTGTGTATACGCACAGCTTTTTCGTGTAAACTAAGCACCTACATTCTTCCGGCCTCGTAAAGTGCGCGAAAGCGCCACCGATAACCGGAACTCGCGACAGCACCCCAGCCTTTGGTGCTTTCGCACGTCTGAAGAAAAGCCTGAACCGTTAAACGTTCGGGCTTTTTCTATTTGCGGCCCACTCAGCAGATAGCTCTGAGGCACGCCGTCTCGCCCGCGTAAGGGCCACTAATCAATGCGGATGCAGCTGTATGGACACGAATCGTCTATCATACAAGCCGCGGGTGAGAGCCCCGCCGTCTGCCCCCTTTCCAGTCCTGTGCCAACAGGACCTTCGCCGCCCCTCGCATTCATGCGCCGGGGCGGTTTTTTTTTGAGGCATCCAATGAAGCGCAAGACCGCCATCAAGCCATCGTCGCTGCCAGCACGCTCGCCGCTCGGCACTGCCATCCTGCTGTGGCTGCTGCTCGACTACACCGGCGCGCCTGGCTGGGCATTCGGTGTGATGTGGACCCTTGTAGCGGTCCTTACCATCAACTGGATCCATTGCCTCGCCACGACCACCGAGCGCGACGTGCCAGGTTTCGGGGAGAAGTAACGTGAGCATGCCGATCGTCTGCTACCGCGACCAGGTCATCCGTGCTGTCACTGGTGGCAAGCCAGCAATGGTCTTCCATGTGGTCGACGAGACGGCGCTGCTGCGGCTGTGCGAGCGCCTGGTCGAGTCCGAGCGCGCGCATTCACTGCTTCGTGCAAAGGGCTACGGCAGCACGGGGATGCTGCTGGATGAGCTGGCCGCGCTGGTGCCTGACGTCAAATGAAGCTGACCGCCCTCAAGTCCCGACTGCAATCGGCAGCTCCGCGCGTCGCCACCCTGACCGCGCGCCCTGGTGTCGTGGTCGAGCGCAAGCGCGGCTATGCCGGCGTGTTGGATCGGAAGCGCATCCGCGCACGCGACTGCAGCCTGTGCCAAGAATGCAAGCGGCAAGGCCGCACAACCATCGGCCACCCGATCGACCACATTAAGCCCTTATGGGCTGGAGGCAGTGATGATGACGGCAATAAAGAAACCCTTTGCGTACCTTGCCACGATGCTAAAACGGCTCGTGAAGCCCGACAGCGCGGCTCGTCCTATTGACCTGTCGCTTGCCAAGGTGGTCATTGCGCCAGGCGACACGCTGCTCATCACCTGCGACCAGCGCCTAACCAAAGAGCAGGTCGAGCAGATCAAGGCGAACCTCACCACGTCCCTGCCTGGCATCAAGGTCGCGCTGCTGTGCGGTGGTCTGCGCGCCACCGCTGTCCTGGCCCAGGGGTAGGGGGGGCAACAAAGTCTGGAACCCCCTTCGGTCAGACACCGACTAGTTCCGCACGCGCAAAAAAAACCCCCTTTCAAATCGGAATTCAAATGGCTGGAGTCAAAGGCCGAAGCGGCGGCGCCCGGGCCGGCGCCGGCCGCAAGAAGAATCCGGAGAACGCTGGCGCTGAATATTCGCCCACGACCGCCGGGCTGTCGCCGCTTGAGGCACTGGAAATATTCATGAACGACCCGGAGGTGCCGGTCGCTCTGCGGCTCAAGGCCGCCGGGCTGGCGGCGCCTTTCCGGCACAAGAAAATGGGCGAGGGCACCAAGGCAGATGCCAACAACGACGCGGCGAATGCTGCAACTGGGGGTAAATATGCACCCCGGACCGGGCCCCGTGGGGCAGTAAAGCACTAGAAAGAATCCAATGAGCTACACCACGGCGTGTCCAGACTGGGAGCGCCGGATTGTGGCTCGTGAATCGCTGATTGCGATACCGCCCCTCTATCCCGATGTCGCTGCTGAAGCTTGGGAGATTTGTAGCGGCTTCATTTTGGTTGACGTGGCTGGCCAGCCCACCGTGGGAGAAGCTTCGCTGCCATGGTTGCGCGAATTCGTCGAGGCCGTATTCGGTGCAGAGGATCCGGAGACGGGGCGGCGCCACATCAACGAGATCATGCTCATGGTGAGCAAGAAGAACGCCAAGAGCACAATCGCAGCAGCCATCATGCTGTGCGCTTTGATCATGAATTGGCGCCAATCGGCGGAACTGCTGATTCTTTCTCCCACGAAAGAAATTGCAGATAATTCCTACAAGCCGATTCGCGACATGATCAAGGCCGACCCGGGCCTTGAGGCCTTTCTGAAGGTCCAGGATCACTCTCGTACGATCACGCACCTGAAGACGCGTGCCACACTCAAGGTGGTCGCCGCCGATGCTGACACCGTGTCCGGAAAGAAAGCGTCATTCGTTTTTGTCGATGAGCTGCACGAGTTTGGCAAGAAGGTGCAGGCGTCAAATATGTTGCTCGAGGCGACCGGCGGCCTGACATCGCGCCCCGAAGGCTTCGTCATCTACGCAACTACGCAGTCGGCCGAGCCGCCGGCGGGCGTGTTCAAGGCAAAGCTCGATTACGCGCGGAAGGTGCGAGACGGGCGCGTCGCCGATCGCAAGTTCCTGCCGGTGATCTACGAGTTCCCGGCAGCGATGCTGGAATCGAAGGCGTACGAAGACCTGGAGAGCGCTTACGTAACGAACCCTAACTGGGGCGCATCGGTCGACATTGAGCGGATTACCCAACTGCGCAGCCAGGCCAAGGAGGCCGGCGAGCAGGAGTTCAAGGAGTTCTTGGCTAAGCACCTGAACGTCGAGATCGGTCTCAACCTGAGGTCGGACCGGTGGGCGGGTGCGGACTTCTGGGAAAATTCCGCAGACAAGTCGATCACGCTCGAGTCGCTATTAGAGCGGTCCGAGGTCGCCATCATTGGAATCGATGGCGGTGGACTCGATGACCTTCTTGGCCTGGCGGTGCTGGGCCGCGAACGAGACACCGGCAAGTGGCTTCTTTGGTGCCATGCCTGGGCGCACGAGATCGCACTCGAGCGCCGGAAGGAGATTGCGCCGCGACTGCTGGATTTCCAGAAGCAGGGCGACCTCACCATCGTCAAGCGTCCGGGCGACGACGTCATGGCCGTGGCCGACTTGATCTGCCAGGTTCGCGACTCGGGCCTGCTGCCGGACGAGAAGGGCATCGCGGTTGATGCCGCCGGCATCGGCGCGATCGTCGATGAGCTGATCACTGAAGAGCGTGGCATCGACTTCAGGCAGATCGTCGCCATTTCCCAGGGCTACAAACTGAACGGCGCGATCAAGGACACGGAACGCAAGGTCGCTGGTCGCGAGCTGCTGCACGCTGGCCGCCCCATGATGGCGTGGTGTGTCGGTAATGCGCGCATCGAGGACAAGGGCAACGCGATCCTGATCACCAAGCAGGCCAGCGGCAAGGCCAAGATTGACCCGCTCATGGCCACGTTTTGCGCGGTTTCGCTGATGGCCCTCAATCCTGTGGGTCACGGCAACATCAATGACTTTCTGGACGCACCCATCAGCGCATGAACCCAATCAACTCTTTCCGCCAATGGTGGGGCCGCGGCGGCGCGATCGCTGAAACGGTTGGCTCACAGATGCCTATCCCGGGCGCTCCGCTGATTCCGGATACGGCCACGGTCGGCGTCGACGGCGCGCTGCAGATTAGCACCGTGTGGGCATGCATCGACCGGCGTGCAACCACCGTCGCGAGCTTGCCGTTCTTCGTCTACGAGCAAAAGAACGGCGAGAAGGTGCTGGCACGATCGTCGCGGCTCTATTCGATCCTGCACGATTCTCCCAATTCACGCATGACGCCATTCGAATTTTGGCGCGCCATGATGATGAACCACGATCTGCGCGGAAATGCCTACGCGCGAATCGACCGAGATGACGAGGGCGAGGCCCTGGCCATGTGGCCGATGCCGGCTGACCAGGTCGAAGCCATTGTTCTTCCTGACGGCTCGATGATCTACAAGTACACGATCGGCAGCGACATCGCGATCTTGGCTGCCGAAAACGTCCTGGTCCTGAAGAACCTCGGCAACGGCACCACGGGCATGGCCAAGCTTGAATTCATGCGCGCCACGACCGATGAGGCAGCGAAGGCGCAGGGTGCTGCAGCGAAGGTCTTCGGCTCCGGCGGAAAGCCTACGGGCGTACTGATGCTCGATAAGGTGCTGAACCCCGCGCAGCGCAAGGCGCTGCAGGAGCGGTTCGCCGAGATGGCGTCGGGCAGCACAGCCCGGCTCTATGTGCTCGAAGCGAACATGAAGTACGAGCAGCTCAGCATGTCACCTGAGCAGCAGCAGCTGCTGCAAACGCGAAACTACGGCATTGCCGAACTCTGCCGGTGGCTGGACACGCCGCCGGTGCTGGTGCATCACTCCGATGTGACGGCCTGGGGCACCGGAATCTACGAAATCAAGGACGGTTTCTACACCCTGGCCATCCGCCCAATGATCATCAACATCGAGCAGGCGGTTCGTAAGCGTGTGTTGACCGCGCGACAGCGCGCCACGATGACGGTCGAGTTCAGTCTGGATGCGCTTTTGCGTGGCGACCCGACGAAGCGCGCCGACATCAACGCTAAAAATGTGCAGAACGGCATCAAATCGCGCGCGGAGGTGCGGCAGCTTGAGGGCGATCCGTTCATCCCTGGCACCGAAATTCTCACCGCGCAAAGCAATCTGGTCCCGCTCGACATGCTGGGGAAGATTACGGCGTCGGGTGGTTCCGGCACAAACATCGCTCAATAGCGAGGGAAAATATGCTGATCAAGAAAACTCTGCCGCTGGGCGAGACTGAATTCAAGTTCGCCGAGGACTCCGGCCAGTTCAAGGGCTATGCCAGCGTCTTCGGTGGCGTCGATTCGTACCAGGACACCATCCTGAAGGGGGCCTATCTCGACACGCTGAAGCAGCACGGCCTGCCGAAGATGTTCTACAACCACGTGTGGGACATGCCGATCGGCAAATACACGCTGGTCGACGAGGATTCGAAGGGCTTGTGGGTCGAGGGCGAGCTCACGCCAGGCCACAGCCGCGCGTCCGACGTGCGGGCATCGATGCTGCACAAGACCCTCGACGGTCTGAGTGTGGGCGGCCGGCTGCGCAAGGGCGACTACAAGGACGGCAACGACGGCGGTCGCATCATCCACAAGTGGTCGCTGCTGAAAGAGATTTCGCCAGTCGTTTTCCCTGCGGATGAAAGCGCGCGGATCGACCTGGACAGCGTCAAGTTCGACGACGAGATGGCCGTGATCGAGACCATCCGAGACTTTGAGTATTTCCTGCGGGATGCGGGGAATTTCAGTAAAGGGGCGGCACAGGCTCTGACCGCCCGCGCGAAGGCGCTGTTCACCCTGCGGGATGCAG